TCTGGATCTTCAACAACCGGAGTCACCCCAACAGAACATCGTCGTCGAAGAAAACTTTCAATTGATGTCTTAAGACTTGTCGGAATGACACTTCCCAAATTTGGGTTAAGGACAACAATAACGCGACCAAATTGTGGTGGTTCTGCATCCTCACCTCCAAAGGCATAGACCGATCTAAAACCACCGAAATTATTTGCAATCAAGGCTTCGTAGTCGTTTGTCGTGATCGCTCGGTTTTGGGCTGCGTACGCTTTTGGTGCGTTGAAGCGAATACTTGAAATTGATTCTTTTTCACCACCACCTGATGCAAAATTTACAACAGAAACTACTGCAAAAGTGCTTTGCTCTGAAACAAATGATCTACTTGCTGATGAGTCACTTTTTCCGATTCCATTTGCTTCATCACCTTTTGTGACAAGATATGAAATTGTAATCACATTACCTGCTTCAAGTTTTCTCCCAACCACACCATCACCAAATGATACTGAAAAACTCTCATCAAAGTCTTCTTGTAAAAAATAAACGTTTGTATTCGGTCCGATTTGAGTATAATTACTCCCTTCAGCCCATACATCACTGATACCATTTGGGTTTGAAGGAGATTCAAAAACCTGAACTTTGATTGTTTTTGTATCTACCGCCGAATCTGGAATGGTGTAGCGAATAGACGAGTCCCCAGACGGTGCTACGAATGACACGCTTCTTACGTCACCCTGATAAAGTTCAACGTTGTTAACATCACCATTTGAATCAAGTTCATAGTCACGAATTGGAACAAAATTATAATTAAAGTTACCGGCTCTCCCTGAGAATCTACTTCCTCTTCTCAAAATTCCAGAGTTATTTGGATCTTCAAAATTTGTGATATCTACAACGGCTACTGGTGCGGTGGTTGATCTTGGAGTATATCCTAAACTCTTGGCATGAGAAACAAGCGATGACCTCTTGACGGCAGAATCTAAAAATAATTCATTTGCTACAAGGTTGTTGTAGATACCTTGGTAGTGGGTAAAATAAGAAAGAATATCAAGCAGAACACTTAAACCCGACGATTCAAAGTCATAGTCTGTGAACGTGTTTTGGTTATTTAAGAACGTGGTGATGTTTGTCTTGATTCTGTCAAAGTCAAGTTCATTGACAGAAAGTGCTTTTCTTTCAAGTGCCATTATCGTACCCTTTCAAGTGTAATATTAAGAACAATTGGCTCAGGAGAGTTTCGCAATCTAAAGGCAACGTCAACTTCAAGTGAGTTTCTGTCAAAATCAGGTTTGACCGTGACTGCAATCACTGTTGCCCTTGTTTCATACTGTTCAATTGACTCCGTGATTTGTTTTTTGATGGAGTAAAGTGCGATGGGGTCCATGTTTTCAAAAAGACGACGAATAACATTCCCACCAAAGACTGGCTTGAATGGTTTTTCAAGAAAATTGTATAAAACAACATTCCTCACGGCTCTACGAACAGCGTCCCTGTCTGTCAAAACGTTGATATCCTTTGACAAAGGGTTGAGGTTGAAATTTAAATCTAAATCTTTGTATCTAGCCATCTACTTATGTATCATGGAATATTCAGCAAACCTTTTAAATCTGGTTTTACAATCTGCCCAAGTAATTTTTGGCTAAAGCACGGATCTTCTAACATGGTAAGAACCGAAAATCCTAATGTTGACTTAGCCACATAATCTAACGCTGCAAAATATAGATTGTTATCAGAGTCAATGAGATTTCTGATTGATTCTTCAAAATCAAGAATATTGTTTCCCAGAGAGATCAAATCATTTAACTGATCCTGTGTTGCCTCGCTAAGATCAAGTCGCCCATCTTTAATCGGAAAAGTGCTAATGAAATTTCTAATGTCGCCATTAACTAAAGAATTGAAAGATTCATACAAAGCATCACCCGGACCAAGAATACTACTAAAGAATGGTGAATAATGATCAACAAGTGCTTCACCAATATTTCCACCGTCAATAGCATTTCTTATATTATTGTAACTAGTTGCAATCGCTTGTATGCCACTTAGACCCGGAAGATCGCCGATACTACCGCCCTCGCCAAAACCCTCAAGCGAACTGCTCATGCCACTAAGTCTATACGCATGATCTTGAAACTCATTAGAAATTTCTGTGGCTCTTGCAAATCTTTCTGACATATAAGACGCAGCCGTATGAACTTGTAAATTACCGTTCGCATCAACAAAGGTTGCTAACGGTGATCCGTCAGGTGTGACAAGTGAAACATCAATCGCATCCGCAAACGCGGAGGTCAAATCTCCAACCCCAGACAATAGTGTATTGACTGCACTTTCGACAGGACTACGGAATGCCTCACCATTGATTACATTTGTTATCGCTTGAATTTGTTCGGGGGGAAGCGGAATAATCGGTAAATCACACCCTGAAACATTGAAAAGATCCAAGTCAAAAAGTTTTCCAGTCGGTGTATAGGGGTTTGCAGGATCAAATGGAAAGTCGTCATCATCAACTTGTGTTAATGGAATTGTGAAAACTTCACCTTGAGGAGTAAAAGCAAAAATATTTGTGCCTCTAAATGCTCCTGCCCAATAAAAAATATTCTCAAGTTTGGATTCTCTGTTTTGATTTGCTAACTCTAACAATTCAAGTGTCAAATCAAACAGTTGCGGGGGGACTGGGTTTCTTCCTTCATCACCGTATCCTGCATTCGCAAATCTATAAGGAAGATGAACCGCAACGTTTAAATAATCACTTAGTTTGTAGGTTCCTCTACTTAAAATTTCACCATTTACAGGATCAGTGTTTACATAATTTACTGCCGTGTTTGCCCATCCCACGGCTGTCGAAACTTGCTCCCACATAACAAGGGTAGCCTCTTCAATAGTCCAATCCTCATAAAAAGGTTCAAGTGTGCCGACACCTCTATTAACACCTTGAGTTTGATCACCAAAGTTATCAAGTGGGAATGGTATCTGTGCAATACTTGAGCCAAGCACAAGACGCACCGAAGCGGTATCCATATACGAGAGTAATTCAAGCCCGAGTTCGGGACCGGGATCATCCGCGTAAACAAAATTTATGTTATTTGGATCGCCGTACGGTCCTGCACGATTGATATACAAAAGAAAGTTTGAGAGTCCACGACGAACACACTCATACGCTCCAGAGTTGTCGTAATTTAAAACGTCCCATGTTGAATTGAGAGAGTAGCAACCAAGGTCTGCATTAGGAAATCTTTCTCTAAGGAGTCTGTATCTTCTTACATATCCCTCAATGAAAACTCTTGCCAAACGCTTATTAACTTTATATGGATTCTGTGGATCAAACTTTCCACCAAAATCTGTGTCTTCACCATACCCATCATCTTCAATACCCTGAAGATCAATATCGTCTAAAAATAATTTACCAAAGATAATTGAAAACAAATTTCCAAAAATAACACCCGGTCCGCCGGTTTCGCTTGTGTCATATCTTAAATTGATGTTGACATCTTCATAATCTAAAACTCCGGATTCGTCGTCAAAAATAATTTGATAGTCATCTTGCTCAAGAGTATCAACTTGTTGTCCACTATTAAAAGAATCTACCGCCTCTGCAAGTTTTACATTTAAGTTTAAAAGCGTGCAGTTTTGATCCGGGTTTGTTGGTGAGTCCCCATCGTACGCCCACTGTGAAATACTTGCATATTTATTGTCTCCTTGTGCGCCAGTTCTAGAAAGGTAAAACTCATTTAATACAGTAGACTTATTTTGTAAAACTTGAGTATTGTTTTCAATAATATACTCAGTTCCAAATTGCTGTGGAATCGCATCAAGCGGTTGCCAATATTGTTGCCATTGTGGGTAAATTTTGATCGGCATATTTTTATCCTATGTAAACATTAGACGATGATGAGGTGGGATGACCACAAGAGGCAACGTCTGTGTCTCTTGCAATTGGTGTCCCACCACTATAAACACTTGATGATGCTGTTACAATTGGGTTTGGAATGTGGGGTGGCGGTCCATGCCCTGCAACAATACTATTGAGACTACCAGCAGGTGCGTTGTTCACAAATAAATTTACAGAAAGAGTAGATGTGTAAACACCACCCGCACAATCAACACCAACTCTTGAACATGGTTTTGTTGCCATTATACCTCCAACCAATGAACAGAATTATTTATTCTAACATACGCAAAGAGTCTGCCGCCCTCCGTGTCAAACCACAAATCACCCACTTTGGCATTTTGTGGTGGTCTTTGTCCTACGTTTGAAACGGGTGAGTTTGTTTGAGGCTGACTGCGAGTGAAGGGAACTCCCTCAAATTTGCCACTTTCAACAAATTCTAAAGGGGACACAGAATTAACATAAGAATACAAATCTCTTTGAAGACTTCTAAGTTTTTGCAATTCAGATGAATTTGGATTGTATCCAGAGATTTGTATGGGATAAACAAACGGTCTTTGTGATGCGTTTTGATTGTAGGTGTTTCTCATCACTAATATTTTTTCATCACTCAATTCAGAGTGAACTGATCTCATCTCCAAATTAGTCATGGGTGTTGTATAGCCATGAGCGATATATCCGGGTGTGATCATACCAACAAAATGTTGTCTTGCAGTTTGTGATTGTGGATATGATCCTCTTTTTCCATCTGGTGTTGTAAAGTTTTTCTCGTAGGCAATCTCTTCTGGAAAAATGCTAAATTTTGCACCGCGTCCCTCGACATACTTAAAAAATGATAAAGACTCAGTTGAAATATCCAAACCAGTGTCACGACCAAAAGTTTTATTTTGACTTTTAACACGGTCATTTGTGGTGTTGAATTCCTTTGAAACAGATGATGTGCTTGTGTTTGATGGAACATATGGCTGTCGTGAAATTTGTCTTCGTAAAGTGCCATCATCCAATCTCCGACGAGAAGACGCACCCGCTGTGCGTCTTGCGGGCGAGACACTTCTAGCAGGTGTGGTCGTAGTCGGTGTGCTGGGTGTTGACTGACTTTGCCTTGGCTGTGTGGGTTGAGAAGGCTGGGCGGGCGTTGGGTTGTATGGTTGATAGGAACTCATTAGTTTAGATCAATCCTGTCTGCTGTTTGTTTGATTGATGGACCTCCAGAAACCTCTATGCCATTCCCGACCGAAAGGGATAACTTGCCGTCGATGTTTGCATCCACATCACCACCAAATTGAAGTTGTGTATTACCATCGACTTGAATACTGGTATCACCAATCACCTGAACAAATACTTTTCCTTTGATACTTAATGTTTCATCACCAAGAATCGCCGTATAATTATCTTTTACAATTTTTGTGACCGTCGTGCCGTCTGGGTGAATTTCGTTGAAAGTCCCTGATCTGTGATAAACGTGAATTCTTTCTTTACCCGGTGTGTCATCAAATTCTTCAACGTGTCCGGACTCAGTTTTTTTAACATGATTGAATGGATAGGTACAATCGTAAGGAGTGCTTGGCTCTGATCGCGTTTGAGACTGACCGTCTCCAGCGGGGCATGAGCAAGAGTCAATGTTGTTTCGTTTTTGTTGAACAATCGTATTTTCAATATCCTCGTTTCTGCAAATTCTAGCACAACAGTTGCCACCTTCTTCTAAGGGATATTTGCCATTAGGATCACTAAACCCCTCTTGTGTATTTGGCTTCTGCGACTCAATGCCGGGGACAGTTCCGAAAAAGATGGGAAACTGTGCATCCTCTCCATCCCTAAAAAATCCAATAACCCATGTGCCTTCTACAGGTCCAACGGGTGCTTGTCCGATTTCACTCATCGACGCAGAGGTGATTGGTGTGATCGGGTGCGCCCACGGTAAATCGGCAGTTGGCAAGTCTTGTTTATTTGGACTATGAAAACCAAAGCAACGCACCTTGACTCGTCCTACTTTTAGTGGATCATTTCTATCCTCAACAACCCCTTGAAACATGACCATTTGATTATCCACTTGACAAACCTCCTGTATTAATTCTATCCGGAACTGGCTGACCTCTGAAATTCCTAACACATTCAAGAGATGTCTTCATTTCAATCTTTCCATCAGGAGGAAAGTAAAATTTATTATGAAGACTTTTAATTAGATATAAGCCAGTTTTTTCTTCGTCAATATCTGATTGCTCAATAGAAAGGTCTGGCTCATTTTTCGTTAAAATCAGAGCAACCGTGGTTCCAGCCTCAAGGGTGGAATCACCGGGAACAGTAAAGGTGATCGCCGTATCGGAATGTAAGAGATAATTCATCTTTGAATAGGGATGTGTATCCGCCATATCGGTGCTTGTGTTTTGACTCTGATCAATATTCTGCGACTGTCTATTAGAAAGATAAATCAAAGCAGCGGTTTTGTATAATGGTGAACTACTTTCAATAATTGGCTTTTGTGTGTCAATGTTTTTCAATGGAACTGGTGAATCATCATACGAAATTGCTTCGTTTCCCCACGCTTTTTGTGTGGGATCAACGATGATTTGTAAACCACCAAAACCCCCACCCGAAACCTGTGTTGGTCTATCAAACCCTCTTGGAAACACGACATCTCTCATTATATGATTTTGAAATGAATATTCATCCATTTGAAAATTAGCCCGATCAACCTTTGAGTCAACATAGTAATGATCCGGATTAGGACTTTGATTAAACAATCCGGGCAAACTTCTAAACTTGAAGCCGCTGCGGGTTTCGTAAAAAACATAACCACTAAATTTTTTGTCCTCGCTCGCACTGTAACTTTGACTGGCTAAGGCTTGAATATGTTCAGATGGTTTTTTAAAAGACAAAGCGTATTTTGCTTTTCCAGAGGTAGGCTCCACTAAAAGGTTTTCTAAAACTTCTTCGCCATAATACTCTTTACAAATTTCTTTCACAATTTCTGAATTTGTCCCCTCATAAGATCGACTAAGTTTTTTATTGAGGTCTGAAAATCCAGTTGGTGATAACAGACGAAATTGTATGATGTCGTTTCTTTTGTCTGTTCTAGTGCGATTAATCTGTGAGACAATTTGAAGATTAACTTCTTTTATTTCACCACGATCAAGGGGTGTTTTATAACGAATAGAAATCAGTTCCCTTCCTGTGATTGGAAGTTTACTAATTAATCCAATACCATCATCAATAACGATATTACCTATTAAAAAAGGACTAAAAATACTCTCAAAAAAATCAAAGGAGAGAAGTTGACCTAAAATACTCATGCTGCCACCACCGGCTGAGATGCGTACATCTTCAATCGTTACCTGTCCCGGTCGTGAAACTACATTTAGGTTTTCATTTGAGTTAGCCATTATTTTCTCACAAGATTTTCAAATGTTTTATTGATCTTCTGAACGATAAATTTTTTGGGAATCAAGATCCTTCTTCTCTTGTCGTTTTCCCTTTGCTCAAATAGTTCATTAGTAATAACATATTGATCAATATTTTCCATAGTTTGATAAATGTATCCACTCAGAAGTGTTTCTGAAAAATCAACATTATTATTCTCAAAGTTCGGTTCAC